GTTGCCATGTCAATTTACCGGAGGATTGATTGCGCCTAGCAGGGCTTGAGCCCATTCCTGCCAGTCGTCATAGTTGTCTGTTGCTGGGATGGCTTCGTTGGTGAAGACGTCAATCGCCTTCAGCCCATTGCCCCAGAGCTTCCAGTCCGTGTACGGATTGGGGATTTCCAGATGATTGACCGCATACTGTTCGGCCATCAGGCTTGCCCATGAATCAAAGGTGTGATATCTAGGATCATAGACAAGTGGGGAGCTTCCTGCTACCCCCGCAGAGACAGAAGTTAAACCAAATGTTGCAACACCTATTGGAGGCGATCCGATGCCAAACAGCGCTACTGACATTGCTGTCATGTCAGCCTCTGCACAATTGTGGTGAATCCATTCGTCGTGATGGATTGAGACAACGTACCAACGAAGCGTCCATTTCTTGTGACTTGTAGGGTGTCAGTCAAAGCATACAGCGCCGCTAAGTCTTCAATCATCTGCCCAGGATCATCTGTGGCGTAAGTAACACCCGCTGGGGGCTGCACCGTTACTGTTCCATTTCTGGCTTCGGTGATTGATTGAACAATGTCATCCACCGCTCTGAAGTTGGTGTTCACTGACAACGTAGAGAAATCCAACCCGTTGAGCTTGTAGATTTGCTGCAGCAATCTAGCCTGGGCTTGAGTGATCGTGTACGTCCCGAGTTCAACCGCTGCAGTGAAGAACTGGTTGGTGTTGGTATATAGATTCGGCTGAAGATTGACAGGCCCAGGCGTAACCGTAGGCGTGTAGAAAGTCTGCGTGTTGACCACCAGAGGCGGGATTAGCCGGGTGTCAACAGTTGGCGTGTAGAACGTATTGGGGTTCGTGTAGAGCCCCGGATACAGGAAGTTCTGAGCAGTGACAGACGTTGTATAGAACGTCTGGGTGTTGTTGTACCTAGCTGGATCTAGGCTGTACGTTCCAACAACCGTAGGCGTGTAGAACGTATTGCTGTTGGTCAGCAGCGCAGGCAGGAGGCTATTGGAAGCCGCAACACTTGCCGAATAGAACGTCTGATTGTTCGTGTACAGCGACGGCAGCAGCGTGATGTCTGTGGTGACAGTCGCGCTGTAGAACGTCTGCGTATTGACGACAAGGCCCGGCAGCAGGTCATTTGATGCCTGTACCGTAGCGCTGTAGAACGTCTGGCTGTTCGTTACCAGAGACGGGCTCAGGGCATACGTTGTGCCTACCGTCGCCGAGTAGAAGGTGTTTGTGTTGGTATAAAGCGCCGGCAGTAACGTATTGCTGAACGTGACTGTGGGCGAATAGAACGTCTGAGTGTTGGTGTATAGGGCCGGGAATAGAGGCTCTGACCGTACAACACTTGGCGAGTAGAACGTCTGGCTGTTGGTATACAGCGCAGGCAGCAGCGTATTGCTGGCACTAACTGTGGCCGAATAGAAGGTCTGCGTGTTCGTGAACAGCGCCGGCTGCAACGAGTACGAAGTCGCAACCGTAGGTGTGTAGTAGACCTGCGTACTGAAGGTGTTCGGCCCGTAGTACCCAGGATCAACGTATCCATCTTCTGCATAACTCTGCGGGGCTATCGTGGCTACACCCGGAGCTACAGTCGCAGAGAAGAAGGTTTGTGTGTTTGTGTATAGGCTCGGACTGAGAGTCTGCTCAGGACCGACCTGAGTAATCGTGGCGCTGTAAAAGGTTTGCGCGTTCTCGTATAGGCTCGGAGCTAGTTGATTGCTGGCCTGAACCTGAGCCGAGTAGAACTGTTGAGCGTTCTCATACAGGCTCGGCAGGAGCGTTACCGCCCCAGGCTCTACAACAGCAGTAAAGAACGTCTGCGTGTTCGTGTAGAGGTCTGGCGTAAGGTCTATGGCCCCAGGCGCTACATCAGGGCTGTAGAACGTCTGCGCGTTGACTACCAGAGACGGCAGTACAAACACCTCTCCAGGCTCTACAAGCGGCGCATAGAACGTCTGGTCGTTCGTGTACAGGCTAGGCAGAAGAGTCTGCGGGCCACCTGTTTGCTCTACCAGTGCGGAGTAGAACGTCTGGTTGTTTGAGTACAGACTCAGCAGGATCTCAGCAGTGGTCGTGACTGCTGGCGAGTAGAACGTCTGTGTGTTGGTATAGAGATTGGGCGATATCGTCGCCTCTGCCAACACCGTAGGCGAATAGAAGGTGTTGGTGTTTGTATAGAGAGACGGGCTTAGGTTTACAGCACCAGCAGCGACAGTTGGCGAGTAAAACGTATTGAGGTTGTCGTACCTCTGTGGGCTGAGATTTACCGCCCCAGCCGTAACCGTAGGCGCAAAGAACGTCTGTGTATTGGTGTAGAGCGCAGGCGTCAGCGTATTGGCCGTCGTGACCGTTGCTGTAAAGAACGTCTGCGTGTTTGTGTAGAGACTAGGCGTCAGCGCCTGCGTTCCGCCAGACTGCGTGACCGCAGGGGTAAAAAACGTCTGATTGTTCGTGTATAGATTGGGCTGCAGCGTTACCGCGCCCGCACTAACAGTCGGCGTAAAGAATGTGTTGGTGTTGGTATAGAGCGCAGGGTCGAGGTTCTGCGCTGCTGTGCCGCCTAATTCAAACGCATCGCTCTGGAATGCATCAGCTTGAAATGCGGCGGCCACGGCTTACCCCAGAGAAGCCATGTACTCTAGATATTCAGGGTTTGCAGTAATGGCAACAATTGCCCACCCATCAGGGACCGGATCGCCTGTAGGGATAAGCTGAAGATTGCCATCAGCATCCTGCAAAACATCCCAAGTCATAGGTCTTGCTCCAAGTACATTTTATTGAGAGCAAGTAGTTTTGCCGTTGTTCCAGATACTGACTGGGTGTGCGCCTGCATATACATAAACGTTGTGTTGACTGGCAGGTTGGTAGTAATTGCTACGTCATCCATGTAGATCGTACCGGTGACGGCATCTGTCAATCGCACATAAATAGTTGCTGCGTTGTTCGGGGCTGCAAAGATGTAAAGGTCAAGAATCTGCCCCGCCGTGACGGTCGCGCCTGATGCCGTTTTTGTCAAGGTTGTTGCGTTGCGGGTGGCGAACTGCCATGTACTGTCCGCAGAGTCCTTGACCAAAGCGCAAGTGTTGGCCCAAGTGCTACCGTCCGCTGCCATCGTTGCGTTGTTGGCCGACAAGCCGACCATGACCCGCTGATCCGCTGCCAGCGTTTCAATGCCAAAACGAGCGAAAAAGAAAAACCCACCAAGTCCAGCAGCATTACCGCGCCACGCCACAGTAGCCGAAGTCTGCGTACCAGAAGCCCCGGTAGCAGTTGTGCCCGTACCAAAGGTCGCCCTCTGAAGGCTGGTCATAGCGTTGGTGCTGGCCCGAGCCGGTGTTGCTTGCGCCGCTCCAGTGCCGTTGTTGCGGGCGGTGTACGTTGCGCCAAATGCTGTCTGGGCGGTGGTGCCGCTTGGCAACCATAGGATCATGGTGTTACCAAAAAACGCTGGCTGGTACGCAACGTCAATCCCGGAGGGGCCAATAGAGTTGAGCGTGGCGCGGGCAGCACGGGTCTTGGCAAACAACCGCAGAGTCCCAACAGAGGGTGCCGCAGGAGTAACAACGTCAGGGATATCTAGGTATTGGTCAACCGTGTGCTCTGCGTTCCAATTGCTTGGGCGAACCAAGGTCGCATCACCGCCGTCTGCTTTACCGCTAACAAATGTGTGCTTGATATTTGGCATGATTAAGCGAACGGCGGTTCTTTGGTGGAAGTGCCAAACCTATTGACTTGGTAGAAGAAGTCCACGCCAATCACAAAAACAGGGTCTGGGAACGTATCCGCTACGTTTGCGCCATCACGGAAGAACCGCACAAGGAACCGCATGTTCTGCTGCACCGCAGCAGCGGGGAAGTTGTTGGCTGGATCGTTGAAATTGATGTAGTGCGCGTATGCCGTACCAGTGGCCTGAGTGCAGTTGACATAGATCGTCTGGCTAGCGCCAAAGGTTGTATTGGCTCCGGGAGCGTTTGACCAAGCGTATGTAAATTCCAGCCCAAAGCGGACTGTGCCAGTAGCTGTTGAACTGCCCGGCGACCAATGAACCCCTATGCACAAGTCAGTGCCAACTGCGTAGTCGTATGGAACGTCAAAGTTAAGGTATGCCTCGTTTAGCGCATCGTGCAGATAAACGTACTCGTACAAACCGTCGCGGAAATTTGACAGTGTTGGCGAGTTAGGGTTTCCTTCGCGGACAGTTGGCTCCGAGCCAATCTGCGACCAAGCAAGATCCGTCCTCGCCGCCAAGTCGGCAAAGTTGCCATCAAGTTGCCCCCAGGTAAGGGTGGTTCCTTGCGCCTGCCGATAGACGATTGCCATGACTTAGAGCTGGAAGATTCCAGACGCATTCCAAGTAATCGTGATATTGCCGCCGTTTGGCGTGACCGGCAAACCAGTGACCGAGGTGTCAATGTAGGCAACCAGACGGGAGGTTCCTGCCGTGCCGGTATCTACATAGATCACCAGAGCCTCAACAGAGTTACCCGTGACGCTGGTGTAGGTCACATCGCCACCATCAAACAAACCGTTGGTCACGCTTTTGGTAGCGCCAATGGTCTGTGCAGTACCAACAACGCCCGTCAGAGACGTCAGGAATTGATCTGCAGCGCTGTAGGTGTAAACACCAGTGTCAACCAGCGCAACCTTGATGGTGCCGGTCAGCAGGTCAGTGTTGGTCCCGCCACCCAGGATGGCTTCCTTGTACTTCGGATAGATGGCGTTTGCCATGATTTACTCCTTGAAAGAATCAATAACCTCTGACATCACCGATGTCCGCACTCAAGATGACTCGCCCCAATTGGTAGTCACCATCTGCCACGTTTGACACGAACTTCAGACGCAACTCTCTGCGCTGTTCCTTCATGTCAATTTTGTTCGTATTTGGAGCAAACGTATAGGGGTTCGACTCCACATCTGCTGATTGTGCATACGGACGTCCTGTCACAACCAATGACATATCACCCTCTTGGATGAAGTCCGGCTCAATCCTCTCAAGCCTCAACCACTTGTTAGGCCCAACCATTGCAGGCTCTGAAGGCCCACCAGAAACCCACCCCAAGTCGTTCGTCTCAAAGTAACTCTCAATGGCGTTGACGCTTGTGCCATCAATTGAGTTCACTCCAAACTCATGTTGATAGACACTAATCAACCCTGGCTCTGTGCTAAACGTTGCCGTTGAAGATCCAGTCCCCGTTGCCACCAAAGACATCTCAATGCCTTGCAAATAGATTGCTGAAACAGGAACAGAAAACCCAGCGCCAGCCCCGCCAAGATTCGTGTTGCTTGCACTTAACGCATCACCAATCTCGTACCCAGCACCGACTTGCGTGATTGTGACAGCAGTCACCGCCCCACCACTGACAGTAACAGTGGCTTGCGCTCCAGCCCCACTCCCTCCAGTAAGCGGAACATTGGTGTACGTGCTGTTGGGATATCCAGCCCCACCTGTAATCGAACCCAGCGTCTTGATGTTGCTGGAGGTGATTGAAACCACCGTAGCTCCAGATGCGATGTTCGTCCCATCAATCATCTGGCCCACAACAACATCTACGTTGTAGGTGTCCAGCAAGAGCATGTCTTTGCCGCTTGTTGCATTCACAGTGGCAGTGGTGACTTCTACCTCTTCTGTTGTGTCCCAGCCTGCCGCCACAGGATAGGCGAACACCTGAGAGAAGTACCCCGCAGACCTTCTCGCCCCTGAAGCCTGTCCTGCGTCATACCAAGTGTTTTCACGAATGTTGTAGATGATGGCATCGTTGCATTCGGTAGAGTCGCCTCGAGGATAGAACCACCAAATCTCACCGAAACGAGGAACCTTGGTCGCCCAGACCTTTTGCCGTTGGGCGTAGTTCAAGTTGTCGAAGAAATAGTTCTGGTTCATGTCGTTGGGGATTTCCTTCACAACACCGTTGTACAGAAGGAATCGGTCAACGCCACACCAGTAATAAACCCCGTCGTACTCAATGGCCGACTGGCTCGACAGGATGGATGATTGGCTAGACACGATGTCATAGCGCCAATACTGAGCTGGAGTTCCCTGGCCCCCGATGTAACTGACCTTGACAAGACTGTCCAGGCTCCAGAACAACCCGCTAGGAGAGTTTGAGCCGCCACGGACCGGAAGCCCCTGGACGATCTTGCCTGTTGCTACGTTTGTTTCGTTTGCGTCCGCAGAAATCCAGTCTTGAGCATTGCCCGCAGAGCAGTTTCTGATCAGCCCGTTGTTCCCGTAAACAAACACATACGGGTGAAGGGTCACAACCCCACCAGACACCTCCACATTGTTGTCAAACGTCAGCGTGACAGTGCCTGAAGCAGAGGCGTTGTTTGAAAGCGTCACCGTAGTTGTGGAGACAGACACAACCGTGGTATTAGCGGGTATCCCAGTGCCCGTAACAGATTGCCCCGCACCAATCAGAAGATTCGTCGCTGCCAGCGTAACTGTTGGCAATCCACTGGAAGTGGTAGCCGTGTCCGTAAACACGCCGATCTGAGACATCGTTGTGCCGTTGATGTCTCCAATCAGCACAGGTGTATTGGCAGTAGCGTCCGTAGACGACAAATTCAGCCCTGGGTGCGCCAACAACGAGGCATTCCCAGATCCATCTACATCAAAGAACCCGTCAAACTGCCAGAGGTTCAGATCGCTTGCGGTGAAGTCACTCAGAGTGAAGTCAGTAACTCCAGCGCCCACTCCGTTGTCATCAATGACAAGCTGCTGCAATCCATCGTTGTAACCACTGAAGATGTAGTTAAAACTGTCTTGAGCGTTGACCCAAATGCCTCTTGATGGGCCTGTCAACTGACCGGAAATGACTCTGTAGCCTGCAATCTTTCTGGGTCTTCCACGCTGAAACCTGACCCAACGCCCATCGCTATAGAACTGCTTATCAAAGACAGTTCCATCCCGCTGGATGCCAGCCTTGGTGTCTAGGGCGAAGACTTTCGCAGTCATTTAGAACGTACCACCTTGAACGCCGCCAGTGAATGTCCCAGTACCCGTTATTGTCAAGCCAGTGGCAGTCAATCCATACCTTTTTGTGCCCAGTATCGATATCCCAAACTCTCCAGCCCCAGGCCTGTAAACGCCTGTTGATGTCTCACTTGCAAAGTTCAATGAAGGCGATCCCTCCAATCCGTCACTTAATGAAAGATTAGTAGCCCCAGCGGCAACAGTTGAAGCGTTCAGCAGATTGACTGAATCGCACAGCAAAATTACTTGCTGACCGGCAGGAACGATTGCTGTACCACCACCAGAGACTCCAGTTGTAAACGTAATGGTGTAACCAGCGCCCGTGCCATCAGTCTGATTCGTAACGTAGTACACCTGAATAGTCTGGGGCACCGTAATAGTTACGTTGCCCGACAAAGTGCCGGTGTACTTTTGAATTGAATTGGCCGCCTCCAGCGCAGTCAGCGAATAGGAACCGCTAGTGACAGCCTTCGTCAATTGAGAGAAGTTGAACAGAGTGCTCTTGCCAAGACCAACCGTGTAGAAAGCTGCACCTGAACAAGCAATCAAACATGAATCCGAAGGTTGCATGTCCAGCGATGCAGACCCATTGATTACCTGACTACCAGTAGGCGTGACAGCCAAAGTGCCTGTACCGCCATTTCTTACCAAGAAAAACCAGTCGTCTCCTAGCGTTAACGCCGAAGTAAGAGACAAGGTTCCTGCGCCTGCTGTCCACACATAAGTGCTGGCTCTATCTGCCGCTACAGCGGTGTAGTTAGAGGAGAACGTATTAACGGGAGACGCCGCATTCAGCGTGTTGCTGATTGCCTGTAGCCCGTATCCCGCAAGCGTAGAGGCATCTACGTTAGACGTCCCAACACCAAATGCAATGATCCCCCACGTTCCAGCAGTGTTGGCGTTCGTCTTTATGTAGATGTACTTAGCTTCGCCAGCAGCAATAGTGACAATTGCGCCACCCGCGTAGTCCAAAACATCAAACGAGTTTGCACCGATGTTCCTGATCAGCGCATCTTGTCCAACAGACGCCTGATTTGCAGGAGGCATTGAAAGATCAAGGCCAGCAGAGGACGCCGTGACATCCATGATCCTGGCTGCGGCATTGTCTGTGGCGCTTCCATTGATAGGCCACGACAGCGTTGTATTCGCCGCCAGCGTGATGCTGCGATAGGAAACATCCGTGGGCTGGATGACGTTCCCGGTGAAGGGGCTATTGAAGCTCATCAGGAATCCTTCGCAACAGCTTGCCGGTCACCAATCCTCAAGGTGTCCTCGGTCTTCAGAACATTGACTATCTGATCGTACTGCGCCTGCCACATGCCCATGCGCTCATCATTCTTCAAGAATGGCATCGCCTGCAAGAGAGAGCCATACAGCATCGCCTGGGGAGCGTACTGCGTGAACCAGTTAGATTGATTTGACGAATCCAGCGGCTGCAGGCGCTCGTAGTACAGCACTTCATACGAGTAGTCGTCATCCGGAGTCGGGGCAACTAACCAGTGCGTGTAGTCGTAGTCGCAATAGTATTTGGGCGCATCTTCCAGCGCAGGGTCAGGCCAATACTCCCGCAGGTACTCGTACTTGCGAAGCAGAATCGGTTGCCTCTGCCCGCCAACAGTTACGTTCATGGAGACGGTCTTTCTCCACCTAGCAGGCTTGTCAATAGTAGCCTGCCCCTGAACCATGTTTGACGTTGCAACAGTCAGATTACCCAAGAACTTCAAGTCAGCGGCAAGCACTTGCTCGGCCAACATGATGAAGGTCGGGATCTTGTTGATCGTGGCTTGGTCCGTGCGCTCGAGGTACGTCTCGATGTCATCAACCAAACTATCGTAGGTCATCACTGCAGCAACAGGCATATCGTTACCCTAAAAAGAGCGCCCGCTCATCTTTGCGGCGTTTGACCAACCCAGGCAATTCTCTGCCACCGCCTTTGGTCCACATCATAAATGCTTCAGCCGCTCCTTCAAAGTCTCCGCGATTGTTCTTCATGCGGATCGTGGAGCGTTGATAGTTCCCTAACCCTGCGTTGAAACTAAAAGAGACCACAGCGTCAAATGCGCCTTGACGATCAGCCAGATTAGGAGACAGTCGAAGAGCACCACGCTCAAAAGATGCGACGTCCTGGCTGAATAGCTCTTCAATCTCATCTCGGCTCCAGACCCGGTTGTCCTCTGGGCGCAGCGGGTACTCCTTGCGGATGACCCCAGTGTAATCTCCTACCCTCACAACCGGAAGCCGGATCTGCTCTTGGTACAGAACGTGGCCGTAGCCAATCGTGTAAATTTGCGCCGGGCATAAGTATGGGCGAGTCCGATACCCCTCGTATCGGTGCATCAGATCAGCGCCGACCTTGCTGAGATTCACTTCTTGTTCCAGCTACGGGTTCCGAACCAAAACCCAATGATCCCGCCGAGCATTGCCATCTCGTCTTCAGAGAAGATAACGGCGGTCACGCGGATCAGGCTGTCCACATCTTTGATCAGCCCAGGCTGGTTAAACGCAAACCAAGCGATGGCGGCGTTGATGGCAACAAGCTCAAAGATGAAAATGTAGGTGACCGTGGGCCTGACCGTCCCGACGTAGTTCGCTACCCAGCGCGATGCCTTCTCCAAAACCTTCTCGTCGTGTTGCAGCGCCCTCTCTGTCATGGAGGCTTCAGTCTGCATCTGGACTTGCTCGGTCCGGATCTCTTCCATCCGCGCCTGGGCGGCAAAGCCTTGAGCCGCAAGCTG